GGCCGGAGTTCTGGGACAAGGACTCGTTGCTTTCGATCAAAGCTTCTTTGCCTGCCCAGAAGTGGTCGGCTCAGTGGCAGCAGCAACCTACGTCTGCGGGCGGTGCTATTGTCCGCAAGGAGTGGTGGAGAGTCTGGGACAAGGACGACATACCGCCGTTGAAGTATATTATTCAGGCGTATGACACGGCGTTCTCTAAGAAAGAGAGTGCTGACTACTCTGCTATCACAACGTGGGGTGTTTTTGAGCATGACGACGACGGCAAGGACCACCTAATACTTCTGGATGGCCAGCGCGGCAGGTGGAGTTTCCCTGAGCTAAAAGAGGTTGCGTTTGAGGAGCACCAGTATTGGGAGCCTGACATGGTAATTGTTGAGGCGAAAGCCACTGGGCGCCCGTTGATTGACGAGATGCGATCCAGGGGTATTCCTGCGCTTGGATTCTCCCCCGGTAGACGAGCGGGCGGAGGTGGTGTAGACAAGACTACAAGAATGCACATGGTATCACCCCTTTTTGAGGCGGGTTTAGTATGGGCACCACAGGACAAACGCTTCGCGGAAGAAGTAATTGAAGAGGTATCTTCTTTTCCGAATGGTGACCATGACGACTTTTGTGATAGCATGACCTTAGCTTTAATACGTTTCCGCCAAGGCGGGTTCGTTATGATACATGATGAAGAGAACTTGGACTTCAGGGATCAAGTGCCTCGCAAACGGGAGTACTATTAATGGCCCTACCTCCTCAGCCCTTCGGGAACATGATGGATCGCAACAATGTTGCGCCTGACATGCAGCAGATGGACACCAGTGTTGAGATACCTCTGAATCTTCCTGAGGAGTTTGAAGGTGGTGCTCAGGTTACTGAGACCCCGGACGGTGCCTTGATCGAGGCTCTTATGGGCATGGAAGAGATGCCCCAAGAAGAGTTAATCACGTTTGACGCTAACCTCTCCGAGTTCTTAGACGAAGATGTACTGGGTGATATTGCCTCTGATTTGGTGGGTGCGTTTGAGGATGACTTGTCCTCCCGTGAAGATTGGGAAGACACTTACGTTAAGGGGCTTGAGCTTCTGGGCGTAAAGACGGAAGAGCGCAGCAGCCCGTTTGAGGGGGCCTCCAACGTGACGCATCCTCTTGTAGCCGAGAGCGTCACTCAGTTTCAGGCCCAGGCCTACAAAGAGTTATTGCCTTCAGGCGGCCCAGTTAAAACCAAGGTTCTAGGTCTGGAGAACGCGGAGACTGAACAGCAGGCCAAGCGGGTGAAGGACTACCTGAACTATTTGATCTTGGACCGCATGGACGAATACGATTCTGACACTGATCAGATGTTGTTTTATCTCCCGTTGTCTGGGATGACGTTTAAGAAGCTTTACTTTGACCAAGCCAAGCAGCGCCCAGTTGCTCGTTTCGTCCCAGCTCAAGACGTTGTTGTACCGTACAGCGCCACGGATTTGCGTAGCGCCCCTCGTATTACGCACGTTCTGAAGATGACGGACAACGAAGTCCGCAAGATGCAGGTCTCTGGTTTCTATCGTGATGTTGACTTGACCGACGACGGTGACGAAGAGGTTAACGAAGTTCGCAGCAAGGTTGACGAGCTGCAGGGTACATCGCGCACGTCATACACCGATGACACACGCACGGTCCTTGAGATGCATGTTGAGCTGGACCTTGATGGCTTTGAAGACATGGGTATGGACGGAGAGCCTACCGGCATTAAACTTCCGTACATTGTCTCGATTGATCGTAGCAGCAACACAATCTTGGCCATTCGCCGCAACTATGCTGAGGCGGATCCAACTCGTGAAGCTATTCCGTACTTTGTCCCGTACAAGTTCCTTCCAGGTTTAGGGTTCTATGGCTTTGGTCTGACGCACATGATTGGTGGGCTAGGACGCGCCGCGACTAGCATCTTGCGCCAGTTGATTGATGCGGGGACGTTGTCTAACCTGCCGGCGGGTTTCAAGGCTCGCGGCATGCGTGTTGCGAATAGTGACGAGCCGCTGCAGCCCGGAGAGTTCCGTGACATCGATGCCCCTGGCGGGAACATCCGTGACGCTATTATCCCACTGCCGTACAAAGAACCGTCTGCTACTTTGGCCCAGCTTCTTGGTGCCTTGGTTGATGGCGGTCGCCGTTTTGTTTCTGTTGCGGATCAACAGGCGCAGAACATGGGCCAGGAGCAACCTGTAGGCACAACTGTCGCTCTCCTTGAGCGCGGGATGAAAGTGCTGTCGGCAATCCACAAACGCCTGCACCACGGTCAGAAACAAGAGTTTAAAATCCTTGCACGGATTGTTTCGGAAAACCTGCCTGACACTTACCCGTACCAACTCGAGGGTAACAACCAGCAGCTTAAAGAGCAGGACTTTGACGGTCGGGTAGACATCCTCCCTGTCAGCGATCCGAACATCTTCTCTATGGCGCAGCGCGTTGCGCTGGCTCAGGAGCAGTTGAAGTTAGCTCAGTCGAACCCTGAGATGCATAATGTTCACGCTGCTTATCGTCGTATGTATCAGGCCCTTGAGGTTCAGAACATTGACGAGATACTTCCGCCAACGCCCAAGCCGCAGCCTATGGACCCAGCAATGGAGAACGGTCGTGCGATCGTCGGCACACCTCTGCAGGCGTTTCCAGATCAGAACCACGAGGCGCACATTCAAGCGCACGTTTCGTTTTTCAAACTGCCTTTGGTTCAGGCCACGCCTCATGCTGTTGCTGGTTTACTTGCGCACATCATGGAGCATATCGCCTTGTTGGCTCGTCAGCAGATGATAGAGCAGTCCCAAGAGTTGATTCAGCAGGTGCAGATAGCCGCCCAAACAGGTGCTATTGATCCGCAGCAGGCGCAGCAACAGATCGCTCAGACACAAGCCGCTCTGCAAGATCCTAAGCATTCTGCCGATTACGCCGCTCTTTTGCAGCAGCAGATCCTTGATAAGATGCTTCCTGAGATTATGCCACCGGCGCCAGACCCAATGGCAGACCCACTGGTGCAGATCCGCAATAGTGAGCTCCAGCTCAAGCAACAACAGATCATGCAGGACGGCCAGATTGACCAGGCTAAACTACAGATGGACCAAGCCAAGCTGGAGCAGAAAGCCGCTTCGGAAGCTGCTCGCTTAGAGCTACAAGAAGACGTGGCAGATGAGCGTAACGATGTGAACCGTGAGCGTATCGCGGCACAGATGCAGATGGCTGCCCAGCGCAACCAAGGAGGCAGCTGATGCCTTTGAAGAAGGGTAAGTCTGACAAGACCGTATCTTCCAACATCTCGAAGCTTCGGGATGAGGGCTACCCGCAGAAGCAAGCTGTAGCGATTGCGTTGAATACAGCTACACAGAAAAAAGCAGAAGGTGGAGTGATAAAAACATTCAGCCCAATTGCTCGTCCCCAAATGTTCAGAGGAGTATTCTGATGCCGTCTATTACGATTACCTTTGGGGAGATGACCCCTGTCGACAAGTATGAAGAGACTGAAGACGGACTGAGCTGTCCTCTTGCTACGAAAGACTCTGACCTGAACAACAAGAATCGGGAAGAGGCTATCGAGGTCGCTGATTACCGAGATCCATCGGAGAGCGGCGCTTTCCGGTTGAGTGATGTTTGCGGGAACTGCGCTGCGTATAACCAGACAGAAGAAATCCTGGATTGCATCGGAGATGACTCTGGTCAAGTGGGCTACTGCCAGCTCTTGAAGTTTTGTTGCTCCGCGGAGTATACATGTGATAAGTGGGTAGAGGGTGGTCCAATCACCTCTGACTTAGAAAATGATTATGGTGAGTACCTATAATGGATGTTGTAGACTTCGCATCACGTGTGTATAAGTTGTTGCGTGAGCGGGAGCAGTACATCAAGGATGTTATGGCGTCCGACGGCCTTCCAAACTGGGAGGAGTATAAAAAGCTGGTAGGAGAGTTACGGGGGCTATCCTACGCTTCGGCTGAAATGAAGTCCCTGCTGGAGAAAAACGCAGATTATGACGAAGAAACTTTATCTTCCTGACCATGTTGCGCAGAAAATCAACGCTGAAAAAGCAGCCAAGGCTGCTGCTCCTACTGGAGCTAGCGCGGAACCTTCTCTCGACAGTTCGTACGTGGACCCTAAGGACCGCGTACTAGACCCCTCCCTTGTGGAAAAGCCCTTACTAGATCGTCTCCCTCAGCCAACAGGCTGGCGGGTTTTAGTCATGCCTTATCAGGTAGAGACTCAAACTAAGGGCGGCCTGTATATACCGGATGAGATCCGGGACCGTGAAAGCGTGGCGACTGTTGTTGCTTACGTTTTGAGCGTTGGGCCTCTTGCCTACAAGGACGCCGACAAGTTTGGGCCCGACTCTGAGCCGTGGTGCAAAAAAGGCGATTGGGTCTGCATTGGCCGGTACGCCGGCTCCCGGTTCAAGATCGAAGGTGGAGAGATCCGCATCATTAACGATGATGAAGTGATCGCCACTGTTCTTGAGCCCACTG